GAATCAAAATGGTATATGGCTACATCAAAGAGTTTATTCAAGATGGTTTAGAGAAGCTCAAACTCAGCCCTGAAGGAAGCTCTTTCTTAGATAAATTATCTAACTTTGGTGCTATATTAGCTTCTGGCGGAATCATTATCTTAGTTAAGAAGTTATTCGAGTACTTCAAAGCTATTAAAGAGCTACGATTCACAGAAGGTATCAAGACATTCTTCAATAGTGTTGGTAGTATATTTGATAAGCTAAAGGAAGCGATTACAGCATTCCAAAAAGATACACCACCAGACATGTTAATGAAGATTGCCAAGTCAATTGCGTTAATTGCCGCTTCATTATTCTTACTATCCTTGGTTAAGGTTGAGAATTTAGTTGCTGCCCTAGCCGCGTTCGCTGCTACAATGCAATTAATGATGAGAGTTATGAAGAAACTCGGTAATACAGCTAACCCATTCAGTGACACAGTTAACACTTTATTAAAGGTGTCAGTTGCCATGGCTATTGTATCTGCGTCATTATCTCTAATGGCTACGACGAAACCTGAACGATTATTCGCTGCGGTTGCTGCCTTGGCTGCATCACTAACCATGATGTTAGTATTCTTAAAGAGCTTAAAGGGCGTTAGAGTTAGTGGATCAATTAAACAGTTAAAGCATATCGCTAAGGCAATGCTAACGTTATCTATTGCATTCAAGATTATTGGTTCAATGGAATGGGAGCAAATTGGTAAAGCATTGACTGCTATGGGTGCTGCACTCTTAATTATGATGATTATTATTCATTCGCTTGAGGGTATGAAGAGCGCCAAGAACGGAACTTCTGCTATCACTAAGATTACATTTGCTATGATCCCAATGGCACTTGCCCTAAAGATATTAGGCTCAATGGGTTGGGAACAGATTGGTAAGGCATTAACTGCTATGACTGGTGCTATGACAATAATGGTTGCCGCAATACTGATAATGTCCAAACTAAAAGGTAAGAATGGCGGAGCTGGATCCATATTAGTTATGGCTATGGCTATGATCCCATTAGCACTAGCATTAAAGATTCTAGGTTCTATGGATTTAGATTCTATCGGTAGAGCATTATTTGCCGTTGCTAGCGTGATGACTATATTTGGCGTTATGGTGGCGTCTATGAGTGGTCTTAAGGCTTCTATGTTTGCTGTTTCTGGTGCCCTTATCTTATTTGCAGTTGCACTATTGATATTAACACCGGCGTTATTGGCAATGGGTGCTATTCCAATGGATATGATTATTGCTGCAATTATTAATATGGGTATTTCTATCGGTGCCTTTGCGATGGCGTCACTCTTATTGGCTCCTGTATTACCATTAATGTGGTCATTAGCGACTATTATGCTTATGGTTGGTACCGCCGCAATATTAACTGGTATAGGTATTGCAACTCTTGCCGGAGCATTGGCTGGAGGTTCTGTTGCTATTGTTGCAGCTGTAGCCGCTATATTGGATATATTTATTATGTTTATACCAGTAGTTGCTGTTCAGTTAGCTATTGCATTAAAGCTATTTATTCAATATTTAGCTGGATCTGTAACCGAATTAGTTGACGGTCTTGTTAAGATTGTAATGGCTATTTGTATCGGATTACTACAAGTTATCCCAGCTCTGATAGTACTTATCGGTGATGGTATTTCCATGATATTATGGGGTTTAGTAAAATATATCCCAGAATGGGCAGTAGCACTTGGTGAGATTGTCTACGAATTAATCATGGCGTTAGAACCATTACTCGGACGAGCATGGGACGCTATTGTACAGATTTGTGTGGATTTATATAATACTATCTGTGATTTCTTCGGTATTCATTCTCCATCGACTCTTATGGCCGATGTTGGTAGATTCTTAATTGAGGGTCTCATCAATGGTGTCGGCGAATTAGCAGGTTCAGCTGTTCAAGCAATGGCTGATTTAGGTTCAGGCGCTTTCAATGCTATTAAAGATGGTTTAGGAAGTTTATGGGATATTGGTGTTAATGCTGTACAAGGTCTTATCGATGGTATTGGTAGTATGGCTGGTAAAATCTGGGATACTGCTAAATCGTTAGGTGGAAGCTTATTAGACGGCATTAAGGATTTCTTAGGTATCCATTCGCCATCTGTTGAGATGAAGAAACTTGGTATATTCTCAGTAGAAGGTTTTGTCAACGGTATTGATGACAATATGAGTATGGTTAACAGTTCTGCAATCAGTATGGGTTCGAGTTTCATGAACCAATTAGGGGATATTCTAAGCGGTAATAGTGTTAGATATTCTCCATATGTAGACTTCAATAACCTACAGCTAGCAGATGCTACTATGGGTGACTTATTTGGTCAGAGATCAATGGAATTAGCGGTTGATGTGTCTAGAAATAGATTACAAGTCGAAAACATGCGTGATATTATCAACGAGACAAATGATGCTATTGGAGATCTTAAGGGTGCTATTAATGACCAGAAGCTTGAAGCTAATGTTGAGACACCTATTTATCTTGACGGTAGAGAGATTGCTCGTAGTACTGCTAAGTACACTAAGAAAGAGATTGATAACATAAATCGTCAAAATGGAAGGTTCGGAGGTAAGAAGTAATGTTCGATAAAGATTATATTTCTAGTCTTCCAAAGACGGATTCTGAGGTAATGATTAACGGGGTATGGCTAACTGAAGCTGTACCCGGTTATCGTACCAATTCTGTTTCTGGAAGAGATTCTAGAACTCACAATATTACGACAAAAGAAGTTGGTAGACGTGATGGTGCATTTTATCGTTACAAAAAATTAGAAAGTGTAACCCTAACAATTAATTTTGGTTTATTCGCAAATACAAAAGCTGAATTAGAAGAGGCTGCTGCTAAGTTACGTGGTGTATTGGATGTTACAGAAGGAAAACTATCTTTCTTTGATGAACAAAACAAATACTATATTGGCACAGTTGCAGGCATTACAATGGACCAGGATGACAATAGTGGTGGTTATGGCTATCATATATCCGGTTCTTTTGAGTTCCAATGCAACAATCCATATAAGTACAGTACATTTGAGAATAAAGCATCAAACAATGATAAAGATACTATTACACTAGTAAACAATGGTAGCGCTCCTACACCGTTAACTATTACCACAAAGGTTAAGAAAGACGGCGCATATCTTGGGTTTGTATTGGGTAATGGTATTACTGATAGCGCTTATTACCAGTTGGGTGATCCAGAAACTAGTGCTAGCGGAAAGAAAGACACCAACGATGCAGAAACCTTATTTGATGATTATGCTGAATCTATTCTTACCGGATGGTCTTTAAATACTGGATGGCCAGTTAATGACACACCAAACTGGAATTGGCATGGACCAGCATTCGTTCAAGGTGGACCGTTTATCATTGGTGAATATGATAAACAAAAATATTTATATGTATCTAATTTTGGTAATGAACCAATTCAAGACGGATCTAACCAAGAGTATAGATGGTATGGTCCAACATTAACAAAAACAATCGCACCAAATAAAAAAGGTCAATATCCTGTTGATTGGAAATTTTCATATCGTGTGGACTTTTCGCATAATGATTGGAATCAAGTAGCACATCAAAGCATGAATATTTGCGATTCTACTGGAAAAACAATATTTAGTTTTTCAATCGAAAAGAATATCGAAGGTGCTCATTGGAAACAGTGTGTTGTCAAATATAATGGTGGAACATCTAGAGAAATGATTTATCTTCCGGGGAACCTCGGCTCATTAAGTGGCAACTGGGGTAACATGGTTAATATTGAGAAGAAGGGGTATATTGTAACCGTTTCTACACTTATTAGTGATTTTGGAACTACAACAATACCATTTTCTAAATCATTTACATTAAACACAAAAGATACTCCAGCACGATTCATAACATTCGCGAATTTTAGATTTAATAAAAAATACCCTACTATATGGTATAATACTCTTTATCAAGCTAAGATGGTAATGTATAACTCATTAAGTCAAAATGGAAGAGTTAAAACATCTATAAATAAAGGCGATATTATTAAAATTAATGCCGAAACCAATGAGTGCACTATTAATGGTGTAACTAATTGGAATGACGTTGATATTGGATCAACGAATTTAATGTTAAAACCCGGTACTCATGTATTGAGAATCGTAACGTCTGCATGGGCACCAATTCCAGAAGTAGAAGTAACATATAGAGAAAGGTGGAAGTAGTTATGCTATTTTTTGTATTGGATAGAAGTTTAAATGTAATTCAATCAGTATCCGATACAATGGAAACCGGATTCTGGTTAGATGATACTACGGGTGGTCAAAAGCTAAGTATCGTATCTGGTTGCGTTGTAGGTACTTATTCATTTACCATTAATGCATCAGCACCAGAAGCAAAGGCGTTCCAACCTGGAAACTATATCGTATTTAAAGATAAGTATAACAAAACTAGAATGTACACAATAATGTCAACCGATGGAGATGATGAAATTACGTGTGAATGTGAAGATTGTGGTTTAGATTTACTAAACTCAATTATCGGTCCATTTGATTTCTCATCTTCTCCGGTAACATTAGATAAGTTACTAACGCCCGCTCTATATAATACCGGATGGACATACGTAATTCATCCAGATAGTACAACGGGGCGTGATATTACTAAAGAAGCTAGACAAGTCGAATTAACATCAAATGACACAGTACTTAAACGTTTGGAAGACCTATGTTTAGAGTACAACGTCGAGATGGATTTCGAGGTTGAATTCGATAGAAATATGGTAACTAGACAAGTAGTGCATGTCCATGAATCCATAAGCAAGGATCCTACAAAAATAGTTAAACGTTATATGAATGATATAGACCTGAATAGTCTATCTGCAAATAAGAGTATTTCAGATTTATATACAGCTATTGAATTAGTAAATGGTGATGTAACATTATCAGAGATGGTTTATGATGATGGAGACTATTACACTATAAAAGGCGATAAGAAGCTATATGCTAGAACTGCAAATAAAGTTTGGTCTAGATTAAGACAATTCGGAACTCCTGATGGTGGCTATATTGTCAAGTACGAGTCTGGTAATGGAAACACTCCAGAAGCATTATTAGCCGAGGCACGTTCCTTATTGCAAGCTAACAGTACTGTTAAGTTCTCATATTCGGTTAATGTGTTGGACATAAATGCTAATATCGGTGATTATATTCAAATCGTAGATACTAGCAAAGCAGATCCGATATATTTATCAGCAAGGGTTACTGAGGTGGTCAACCATTATATTAATCCAAATGAGGACGAATGCGTTGTTAGTAACTACCAAATGTTGACTCCATCAAAGAGTAATGATATTCAAAAGATCATATCTGAGATTAAAGAACAGATCTTAACGAAGACTAAACCTGATAAAATAGACTATGCTATTGGTGACTCTGGAACAGAACCTCCAGCGGAAGATAAATGGACTGATTTAGCTCATTTGCCATTAATCAAAGCTGGACAATTCCAATGGACCAGAAGAACCGAGTATTATTCAGATGGTTCAACGGCAGTATCGTACAACATTGCAAAGTCTGAAGCTGCTCGTATTCCAAAGATTGTCGAAACGAAGTATTTATACCAATTAAGTCAAAATGGAAGTACTATTCCGAATGGTATTTGGGTTGAAACAAGACCTACTGCTACGGAAGACAAACCATATATTTGGACTAAAACAATAGATATTTATGATACTCCCGACACTAGAATCGAACATTATACTGTCATAAAAGATGGTACACAAGGAAAGAACGGTCGATCTATCGAGAAACAATGCACACAATACTACTTATCTACTAGTAAGGATAATGTGGTTGGTGGCGTATGGGTTGACAATAACGTTCCTGTTCGAAAGGTAGATACTTATATCTTCAAACGTGAGTATACAAGATGGAGCGACGGGGTTGAGAAAGTCACAGATCCATTATTCGATGAGTATCACAACGCTCAGTACGACAGTATTACGAATCTATATCGTACGATGGAGTCAGATAGTTCTCAATTAAAAACACAGTTGGGAAGAATTGAGAAACTTGAGTCAACCACCAGTGATTATGAGAGTGTTAAAGAAAAGGTTAATGAAACCATTTCTACATATTCCGATACTATTCAACAGTTCACGACAACGGTTAATGGTATTAAGGAAATCACAGCTGTAATTAAGACTAATGAGGAAGGTATTAATATTGCTAAGCCAAATGATCCATCTGGTCTAACAAATCAGCTTGGTTCTAAGGGTTTTGAGGTAACTAAGCCTACCATCACTGGAACTAGAGTTACGGTATTAAAAGCCGATGAACAAGGTGTATATGCAAGCTCATTCAAAGCCGTTGACTCAATGTCTTTTGGTTCTCATAGAGCTGAATTTTATAGAATGGACGAAATAGATGGTTCTAAGAACGTTGAGGGAACTGGTTATTTCTGGATGGGAGATGTTAGATAATGGCTATTAATAGTACATATTTGCCAACCAGAAGTGGCGGTAGTTTGTTATTAACAGCATCTTGTAACGAATTAAGTTATGACGTTGCGACCAATACATCGAGAGTACAGTGTAGTATTCAGATACAAAATCCGAACAACTATACGCTGTATTCTGGATATTCTCAGCCATATATAAAAATGACCGTCCATACAACTAGTGAAACTCCAGGTTGGGCTAGTTGGGATGTCGGTACAAAGTATATTCCAAATACTCCAGCACATTTTGATGATTCTATTCATATTGAGTATAATGTTCCACATAAAGCTGATGGCACTTTAGCATGTAGTGTAACCGCATCATTTTATGCTAATGGAGCATCCGCAAGTTATATTCCAGCAGATGGTTATATTAATTCAGGTACGGAATATTGTACTAATATTCCTCGTTCATCTAGAGTTGATTCATATACATTTGGAGTTGTATGGGATAATTTGTATAGTATTAAATATACGAAACAAGTTGCATCATATTCTCAGCAACTAAGAATCGGCATACAAGGTGGAGCGGAAATACATAGAGTAACGAATTATGAGAGCGGTACTAGAATAACACTACCGAGTTCTGCAATAAACAAGTTATGGGATTATGTAGCTGATAAAAATAATGTTACTGTTGAGATGTCATTAGAAACATATAACGGTTCAGTCAAAATAGGAGAATCTACTAAATATACAAAAACCTTTGAGGTTAATGATCCACTAACTGTTACATACTCAATTGAAGAAGTTGCTCTGAAACCTAAAGGGGTTAAAGACAACGAGTTCATAACATTACTTGGTTCTAAACGCATTAAGGTTACGGCTACTTGCGCTCACTCAAAACCAAAGATATTTATTGAGTGTGGTGGGTCGAATAAGGAAAAACTTGATTGTATTTCTGGAACCCAATATTCTTTTGATTTTACTAATCTCACATCAGCTAACTATAAGGTATATGCAACAAATCAGAGACCAAATTCTACGGTAACAGCAATAGATACATCTGGTACTTTGATTAACTATTTCAAACCGTCTATCGTGTTGGCTGAAGTAAGCAGAGTCAATGATACAGCTAGCAATGGTTTTATTGATTTACAAGCTATTACATTTGGTGGTACCATCGGAACTATGACTGGTGGTAATGCTACATATACAGTTTTAAAGAATAATGCTAGAATCATAAATGAATCAGCATCTATTACTAACAATCGACTTATCGTTAAGAAACCAATATCCGGTATATCTTATAAAGAAAAGTTCGAATTCGGTTTTCAGGTGACAGATGCCTTTGGTGGTACATCGAATACGGTATCTTTTAATTTACCAATTACTGTACCAGTATTAAACTATGGAAAGAAGCAGTTGGATGTACATCATATTCTTAAATTAGGAGATGATACAGAAACAGGTGTTCTAGCCTTTACTAAAGATAGTGGTATTAAGTATGGTAAAGTTATGCTTGACAACTCTAATTATCCATCGGGACAGAACTTCTTCAAAATTGCAGAGTTCAAATATATTAAGGGTATAGCATATGACTGCCTAATGAAAGTATTTTCTGGATGGGGTTTAGAAGAGATTCGTATAAGGATATCTGATGATGGTTCTAAATTAGTACAGGACCTTAATCATTCATATTACTTCGGAGGGTATAGATACGGTCTTCAAGTATTACAAATGAACAACAAAGGGATCGAGATATGGTATCATATTAATGGCGGTAATCCTACCCTGTGTGATATCACATTAGAGTATTTCCAAAGGGACACCACTGGGTCTTATGCATATAACAACATAAAGGTCCTTGGTGAGTTCCCATTTGCAAAGATACCAGATGCAACTCCTATCGGTAAAACTCCAGGGGCCGTATATACAACAGCGCTTAACAATAAACTACTGATGACTATGCCCGTTGGTACATTATTGTATAATGATTCCAGCTCGTTTAATCCAATTCATTTATTTGGAGGGAGTTGGCATAAGATTAGTAATGTTGGTTGGAGGAGAGATTCATGAGTATAGTTTTAGAAACAAAAGATGGTAAGAAAATAAGCTTATTAGACCATAAAGAATTGTGGATTAGACTTTCCGTCAAAATGGAAGAACTTAATATCTTATTTAAAAGCTTATCTAGGGATAATATGTATAAAGCAAAGGTTTTAATCGACAACCAACCAACGTATGAGTTTGGATATGTTAATTTAGAGTCGTGCACTTTGGAATTTGGATCTCAATTAATTGCTAGCTTGGTATTCAAAGAAGTTCCTGTGTCCGAGATTGAATTATCAGCAGCAAGAGAGAAAGCCGAGGCAATGCGTAATGTATTTTTAATCGGTATGAATCATGCTGCGCCAGAAGATGTTGTTAGATGGTGTGATGAATTAGATGGTTGGCACGACAGTAAATACCCATATAAGAAGGGTGAAAGATTTAAATACAACGGCAAACCATACGAAGTTATATTTGACTTAGTTTCCGATTCAGGTGTAACACCAGATAAAAATAAAGCTTTATACAAAGAAATTACAAAAGAAAACAAACCTATTTACCCAGAATGGACTAAAGGTATCGTTGCTAAGAAAGGTGAACGTTATATTTATGCCGGAGATGTCTGGGAGAACACTTGGGATGATAACTATAGAGCCCCAGGCGGTTTAGGTTGGAAGAAAGTGTAGGAGGTATATAAAATGAACGCACTATCACAGTTAGTTATTATCGCAGTATTAGTAGAGGCAGTTTGGGAGAACGTTAAACGCGTATATTCCGCAAACAAAGTTGACCCTAATGTAGTAGGTTCACTTGCAGTATCCATTCTTGTTTGTGTTGCTACATCTGCAGATTTATTTCCATTAGTTGGTATGCCGTTAGCAGTTCCATTCCTCGGTTCTATCCTAACTGGCATTATTACAGCTCGTGGAGCAAACTTTGTGAATGATTTATTTACAAGACTAAACGGTCCAAAGAAGGAGGCTTAACATGTTAAGAGTAGTTGACGTAGCATCTCATCAGGCTGGTATTGTTACTGGCGCTTTGGATTGTGATGCGGTTATTTGCAAAGCAACGGAAGGAACTGGTTATGTAAATCCATATTGTGACGAGCATTATCAGTCTGCTAAAGCTGGCGGAAAGTTACTAGGTGTATATCACTATGCATCTGGCGGAAATCCAGAAGCAGAAGCAGAGTTCTTCATCAACAACATTCAAGGATATTTACATGAAGCAATCCTTGTATTGGACTGGGAGTCCGGCGACAATGCTGCTTGGGGCGACTCAAGTTGGGTTTCTCGTTTTTGTGCACATGTTGTAGCATTAACTGGTATTAACCCTATGATTTATGTTCAACGTTCTGCAGCCGATCAATGTGTTGGTCTTGGCGATTACGGTATTTGGCTTGCTGAATATCCAGACTATGCAGCTCGTGGTTGGGGTGATTATGTTGAACCAAATTATTCTGGCGATTACGCTATGCATCAGTTTACATCATCTGGAGCTATTTCCGGTTGGGCTGGTCCATTAGACCTAAGCTTATTCTTCGGCGATGCAACTGCATGGTTAGCTTACGCCGGAGCAAATGGAGAAGCACCAGTAGTAGCTACTCCAGTACAAGAAGCTCCTGCCTCAAGTCAAAATGGAAGTCCTGAAGGATCTACATTAGACCTATTATATCGTACAATGAATGACGAATTTGGAACTGGCGAGACACGTAAGGCCAACTTAGGAGCTCGTTACGACGAAATTCAGAACATCATCGAACATATTGCAGAAGCTGACGCTCAGACATTAGCAAATGAAGTATGGACAGATGCTTATGGACAAGACGATGTACGTAGAGTTATTTTAGGCTCTAGATATGATGAAGTACAAAACATCGTTGAGGGTAGTGTTGCTCCTAACGAAGTATATCACTATACAGAATCCGGAGATACACTAAGCGGTATTGCTTCACGGTATGGTACGACAGTAGAAGATATTTTAGCATTAAACCCTTGGATTAGTAATCCAAATCTAATTTACACAGGACAAACTATTAGAGTCCGTTAGTTAGAGGTGCGATATGGGTATTTTGGCGATATTTAGTCATATCAGTAATCTTAATATTAATGCTATCTTATCAGCAATAGAACTAGATCGAGAAACTATTGGCGCTGTTATTACAACCATAATCGCTAGTTCTGTTGTTATAGAGTTCGTCCCAGTTATAAAAATTAACCCGGTTAGCTGGTTCTTATCGTGGGTTGGTGATAAAATCAATGATAAGCTGAACAAGAAGATCGATGCTATCGACAAGAAACTAGATAATCATATTCAGGTGTACACTGGACGATGGGTACAGGAATTACGTGGGGAAATACTCATATTTGCGAATGAATGCACTCGTGGCATAAACCATTCTAGAGAGCAATTTGAATTTGTTCTTAAAGAATGTGATTTGTACGAGGAGCATATTTCAAAAACGCATCAGTCTAATGGTGTTATGGTCGAGGCAATGAGTCTGATCAGAAGACAGTATGCTAATAAATTGGCTACAAATGGGTTCATATATTAGTATGGAATTGATAATATTATTTGGCATTTCAGTTATATATGTCATTAAATTTATTTTATTCTTGATATGCCTATGTTTATTTGTTTCATTCATATTAATAGGAATAGCACTACTATTTATACGCGATTAATACAACGCTTATAGTAGAACAATAGTCTAGAAGGAGGAAATAGTATGGACTTAAAGAATTATCAGGAGGAAATTGAATCTATATTTGAAGAGATGAAGAACTATTCATCAACATCCGATGAGTACAAAAAATCGGTAGATGTAATTACAAGACTTACTGAAATCTATTTGAAGGTTAAGGATTCAGATTTTAGTCAAGAGAAAGCAAATCGCGAAGAAGCGAAAGATGTTCTTAAGATGAAATTTGATGACAGAAAATCAAAGAGAGATATGATTGGTAAGATTGTACCAGCAGTTATCGGAGTATTAGGTACGGCCGGGTTGATGATATTTGTATCAGCAGTCGATTCAGAAGGATCATTTCCACAGAAATTCGTAGGGATGCTAAGTGGATTAATTAGAAGATAGTTCAAAAAGAATTAGGATTCGTGTGAAAAACATGGGTTCTAATTTTTTTCGCATATTTAACAAGTCGTATAATAGGAGGATCATTTATATGACAAACAGATCAGAAAACATAAAAGCATTAATGACATTCGTAGGACTAACAATTGTATTAACAACCATTGGTAGTATAATCATGGACAAGAAATTTGAGGAGGATCAAAAAGAATTTGAAGATAGATATAACTACCAAACAGATCAAACAATTAAGGTTTGGGATAGTTTGTTAAAGATGCGACAAACTTTTGAGAATGAAAAAAGATTAAATGAGAAACTAGTGAACAGATTAAATGAAATGAAGAAGGAAGAAGAACCAAGAAAGAAGAGCAATTATGAAAAAATCTATGAGGAGTTTTTAGAGAATCGTAGAAAGATGATTAATGGAGAACTTTAAAAAATCTTCTCCTTTCTTTTTTTCGCGTAATTTACAAGCCTTATAATAGAAAAAATAGGAGGAACTTATTATGTTCGAAGGACCAGTATTAGGAGTAGTAATTATTTTGTTATTCATTATTATGATTGGAATTGTAGCTTATTATCAATGGGATAATAGACGACTATCCAAAGCAATTGATGGATTTATGATAGTTATTGCTATGCAATCAGAAGTTATTGAAGAACTAAAAAGGGAAAAAGATTTTAAAGAAAAGAATGATATAAAGGCGGACTAACATCTGCTTTTATGTTTTTCGGAAGGAGGTTTGTATGAATTTTCAAAACGGTTTTAATTTGGCAGTATCATATATTACTGAATTAAATGCCTTAAATGAGAAATATGATTATGACATGACCGCATCTGTGCAAGAAGTTATAGATTGTGAATGGTCATATTTTTTAAGGAAGTTAATGGAAATATTGGATAAGTTATATTTGCTTAGTTTGACAGACACTTGCAAAAACTATAGAATTCTATTTGACCATTTATTATGGGAGTACGGTATTTGGGTTGGTGAGTTCTGGGAAGAGGAAACAGAATTCCGAGAAGAGATATTACGAGAAAGAATCGCGTAAATTACAAGTCTTATAATAGAATATTAGGAGGAGATTATATGAAAAACGTATTAGCGATTATTGGAGTTGTAGTTATTATGGAGAAGATTTTTGAAGCAGGTCGTCTTTATGAAAACGGCAAACAGGCATTAGCGAAGAAGGAACAAGTTAATAACCAATAAATATTTAGAAATAGAACTTTAGAAAAACTAGGGTTCTAATTTCTTGCCTTACTAATATTCATATTTTTAGCGAACAAAGGAGGAGATAAATATGTTCGGATTTAAGATTAACGAAAAGAAGTTAAAGCACAGCAAGGGATGGTATATGGCCTTATTTAAGGTAGTATATGCTATGTTCTTGGACAAAGATTTTATGGCGGAGTATGGCGCTTACATTATGTATTGTAAGAAACATAATGAACCATCAGTTAAGTTAGACAAGATTCAATCTATTTATGAGGAGGTAATTAATCTATGAAGAAGATTATATTTGGTATCTTGGGTATTGTAATCACATTTGCGGGTTTGTGGTTATTTGGTATCGGAATTGTTTTCTCTCTATCAATGATATTACAAACGGTCGGAGTAACTATGAACTATACAGCAATGACCAGTGTATATGTAATATTACTTATAGCTTGCTTATTGGCTGTGACAAAAGTATTAGGATCTGTATGGAAGTAGCAAAGAGAATTATACTGGCCAGTCTTATGACCATTATACTTATGGCTATATTCTTGATTAGTATTAAGCATATTATGTTTCATCAACTCGATGTATTTACAGCAATGATCGGAGTTATATTAAACGTTATTGTAATCTCATTAGCAACATTATTTGCTATTCATAAAACAAAATAGGAGGATATTATGAAAAGAAGAGGTTTGTTTGGTTTACTTATTGATTTAGGTTTAACAGTAGCAACAGGTGGTTTATGGTTAATTTGGATTTTCATTAAGTTCTTGCGTAACGGCCATGGTAAGTGATTAATTACAGAAACACTCCATGTCTAGGGTGTACAGAACGACATATAGGATGTCATGCCAAATGTAAAAAGTATAAAATCATACAAGAATATTCTGCAAAAGTTAAACGTGGAAGAGAGCATGATAAAATATATGCTGGCGATTATGAGAATGATACAAAACGCAGAACACATGAAAAAATAAAGGCTAGGAATTTAAGATAGGAGGTTTTTATGGCAAACAAATTTAAAGATTTGCAACAACGACTAACAACAATTAGTGAGATGATTCAAGATATTAAAGAGATAAATGCGATTATGACATTATCTCAATCAATTAGAATCAGAGCTAGTTTGGTATTACTAAAGAAAGATATTCATGATAAAATATGTATTAATCGTGGCGGGATGTATGATGCAGAATTAGTGAAGTATGGTTTATTAGACTATGCAAATACATTGATGAGTATATTAGAGGAACTGTAATATGAATGATATAAATATTGAATTTCGTGGAACAGATTCGCTGATAGTTCGTAGTAATGGTTATAATGATGTTTGGGATATGATGAGACTACTAAATAGTAATCAACTAATCTCGCTATCTGACGTATTTGTATCGCTTGGACTAAAACCAGATGAGTATGATGATATACTTTCATTAAAAGCAAATCAGTACTATCTCATGTCAAATGATATTAAATATTTTAAGATAGTGACATTTAATGACACATCCGAGAATAATGGATTTTCTTATAAGTTCATATTTCCAGAGTTTATGTCAGTAGTATTACCAGATATTAAATCGAAGGAGATAGTATGAAAAAAGCAATTGTGCGAGTATATGATGAACAATTTGGATCTATATTATGCAAAAGTAATATTTCTAGTGTTGGAATTATTCATATGGTTCTTGACGACTGCAATGATAAATTTATAAACATGTTAAATAATATAAATTCAACAAACAAATTGTCCATTGATAACATATATGATGTAATCCGTATATTAGAATATGATATTGAAGAAGTTGAAGTATTAAAATTAAATATGGATTTCAAACTAAAAACATTAAATGTTCAAAGTATTACATATCAACCAATTTGGGGGAATAAACTCCAAGTTTTAGTTCGTGTACAGCCATTTTATAATCAAGAAGGAGAGGAAATAAATATGTTAGTTCATACAGCCAAAATTAATTTCTACGACAATAAATTGCAAAAAATAGAAGAATATAAAGGTATTAATAACATTAGTAGAATTAATATCGAAATCATTAGCAAGACGATGTATCATGCACCTCTATTACTAAATATTCAAAAAGATATTCAAAGATTGCTAATTAACGAAAAGAAAGTAAATTTAGGATCAATCATGTATATGCTTGGCGAAAATAATTGTGTTACGAATGCATCTTCATATATTTCTAATGAAATTAAGATCTATGATTTCAATTTTTTAGGTCTTAAAATGCAATGGACAGCAAAAAATGCTATAGATATTTGGATTAATGTTACTCCAAAGTTAGATTCCTTACTAGAAACTAAACTTAGATTAAATTCTTTGTATGGTATTAGTAATACTTATATAAGTAGGGGAAGATTCAATAATATTGATCCTGCTGCAATTAAATATTGTGAACACGATGCTGAGTTAATGCGTTCACCTGTTAAGGTTATTTGCTCAGGTCCAGTGACAACAATTATCACGCCAAATGGTAAAAAATACCAAGTTCGTAAATCTAAAGATGATAAGAATGATTATGAGAAAGCATTTATGATGGCTTGGTTATATTCTCTTGTTGGCGAAAAAGTAACTCGCAATACTTTAAAGAAATTTGAAAATGAGTTACAAAAGAAACCTAAGAAATCTGCGAAGAAACAGAAGGAGGAAACAAAATGACGTACTTACATCTATTCATAATAGCATTAGTTATACTATTGACTAATGGATTGCTATATTTCAAACTTCAACAAGAAATAAAAGATGTACATACAGAACGACAAACATATCAACTAGCCATGATTGAGCAAATTGCCAAGTGCCGTAATGAGATTGCCAAAGTAATGGTCTGTGGTGAAATCTTAAAGGAGCATATTCAGGAGTTAAAAGAAATTAATGAAAAACTCAATTATATTCCAAATAAGATTAATGATGATTACTTACGTATTGCAGAAGAGACTTGGAGACTACATAATCGTATTACTCAGATGGAGATAAAAGCTCATATTGTTCAACCAGAGCTTGTAAATAAAACGTATAACCATAAACGAGTAGAGTTAGGATTAGAGCCTATCGAGTCGTGTGATACAAATTATATTGATGGTGTTGAGATTCTGGATGATGAAGAGGTGTTTAAATAATGAAAACAGAAATTGTATTTTCTGGTAAGTACAATCATATAAACAAAATACTAGAAATTAATAATCTAAGTGATGCTAAGTATTATATATTTATTGTTGTTACTTCTGATATGTGCAAGTGTGATTGTTCACGAGGAGATCTTACAAATGTTGTACATTCATACACTGCAATCACAGATATACAAATTAAAGCTATAAATGCATATGCAAAAGGTTATGAATTTGCGGAGTTTATGGATGACGCATCTGGCGAGTTTTATTACCTAGCTAATAATATTGATAAAAATACTAGTAAACTATACACTGGCAAATATGTATTCCACATACAAGACGATATTGACATCACAATTTCTAACTAACAAAAGGAGATATTTATGGAATTAAAGAAGGAAAGATTGATTTGTAATACATTACATCGCAGTAACGGAACATTAGTATTTAAACAAGTAGCGAAAGACCTATCGGTATCGGACATAAGCATGATGATAGAGTTTCATATTCTATTATTAGAGGCTATTAAAACTTTTAAATACTATCAAAATGAATTAAAAGGATATTCTATTCAACTATATCGTATAAACCATATGAATTGGCGTATTGATATTTTGAAAGATGATGTTCTGTATGAAAGTATTGAATATCATACAAGAAAGAGGGGCCCTAGTATTCCAGATACAGCTAGTATGCAATTTAACGAAGTGCTAGAGGGCTTATAACATGTCTGCTATGAAGGGTTGGAACGGTAAGAAGATTGATGGTGCTCCTAATGTAACTTACTATAATGTGTTTAAAACTTTTTCGCACTTTGACACTATGGTTATAGAAGGAGTACTTCCTACTATTATTAAACATAACATTAAGTTACAAAAGCCAAATGTAAAATTAATAATGGCTAGAATAGGACGAACACTTAACTGGCGTATTCATATTGTGCATAATGATAAATTAATTTTCGAGCGTATGACTGATGAATATTTCTTATACAAGAATCTTAAGGAAACAACGCATGATATGGAGCAGCAGATTGTTAGATGTTTGGATAAAGATATTGACAATCTAGTAAAGAAAGGAGTATTATGATTTATAATTTACAACTTATTTATGAACAGCGTAAATATTGTTATACTGAAGCATTCATAGAAACCGAAACGATATATGAAAGTCCATTTAATTCATATATTATGTGTCACCCTACCGGAGATAAAGAGTTAGATGAAAGCATACGATCATCCATATCAGAAGTATTAACACCGGATAGAAGAGATGATATTAATGGTTATGTGTTTGATATTTTACTACTAAATGACAAAATTTCAGTTGAAATGATTAATCAACAAAATACTTGTGAGCCTTTAATCAAACTGCCAGTTAAACAAGTTAAAGTTCTAGGTAAAATGATATTTAACAAAATGCGTAAGATTCAAGTTAAAAACAAATGGCTTGCTCATCAAGATTTCATGAACAATTTCTATACTGCAGTAGACACCTATATTACTTATGAAAACACTAGCAATAAATCTTCGATGTCTTTAAAATATGTTAGTTCTTCAAAGAAAATGACTTCTATTGAGAAGACAATTATTAAAGCTTTTAATATGTTTATGTCTTTACATTTGTTAGATGATAATAGTAAGCATTGCACGTCAATAGAACTTGAACGCAAATCCTCACATCCTATTATTATCGGTATTATTCATGATAATATAGGATATTACAAGCGTGTGACTATAAACCTAAAGAACATAAAAACTAAAGGAAAACTTACATGCATATTAAATGAGTTGGAAAAGAACTATCAATTTGTGTATAAGCAAACAGAAGAGTATTATGAAAAGTTTGAGAAAGGGGACAAATAATGGGAATTCCACATATTGAAAGACCAGACCACTACGTTAAAGGTCGACAGCACGAACCAAAAGATGTTATCCGGGATTGGGATTTAAATTTCAATCTCGGTAATGTTATTAAGTATATTTCTAGAGCCGGGCGTAAAGGTCATGGTAAGAAGAAAGAAGACTTACTTAAGGCCAAGCAATATTTAGAGTTTGAGCTTGCATATTTAGAAAGTTGTGAGAAGTAATGTTACATATTTTAATAAAGCTAGATACTGATAGTAATGAAATTACATACAAGCATAGCTATAATGTAGAAGAATACAATATATTTGTGAAAGACCGTGAAAAAATTCTAAACATTATGTCATCGGTAGCTAAGGATTTATGTTTAAATAAAGCAAACGAATTTAAGTCATTAGAATTTATCGTTTTAGACACACAGCATGCTAGTATAATCTATAATGATTCAAAGTATGTAGATATTTACTATAACAATGTAAGTCGATTGTTCATGATTAAGCATACTGATTTAGAATTAAATTCGGAAAGACTCTTGTTAGCATTTATGTTAGATAGGATAGTGATGGACCATGCAATGCCGAATGAATAATTTAGCATTATATATTAGTTTATCTTATTCTAGGGTAATGGATTCTTATAAAAAATCTAGTAAAACATATAGCTCGTCCGATGAATGTCCAAACAGATTCTTGCATGAGATAGTCGTTGAAGATATTATGAAAAAATTAAGAAAGCATCTTAACGATACACACAAATGGATTAAGATAAAATTAATGTGTGATACCAACAATAATGCTACAATAATATGTACCACAAACATTGGTGGCGTATCATTCGATGGATTTTTTAATAACGAAGGTCCATTTCCAGACAATCTAATATGTAAATTCCCATCAAACGACTTGGCCCAAACATTTATTGATAAATTTGAAGCTTTAGAAACACATAACATAGTGGGAGAATATCATGTATAACGACAAAATGAATGACCCAGCATTAATCATTGATTTAGAGTATTCTAGGGTTAAAGATATTTGTAGTAAGAAAAGTACAGCAAGTTACGCAAACAATAAGTTATATCCAATTAGATTATTAAATGAACCAATCATAGAGAATGTTATGATGGAATTGGTGAAAAACTTAACTAAAAACCATACATATATTCGTATATCTGCTTATTGGGATATTAATAATGATATGTGTCTAACTTGTGTAAGTGATGTTAAGAAAATTAAATTGTATGGGCATTATGAGAACGGTGTAACACGTATCACAAGCCATAATGTTAAATTCTCATCTGGTGAATTAGCTAGATATTTAAGTGTCAACATGGATTTATAAGGAGGAAGAGAAAAATGGAAAAGACTAAACGAGAACAAATTCTAGATATTACTTTTATATCTGATAGACTTGCTAACAAATTCGAGAAACATATTAAGTTTGATAATAGTAAAGAACTTAAATATAGTACACTCGAGAACCTTGTGTCTGGAATCATGGCCATAATAAATAAACGTTGGCCACTATCTTTTCAGACAACCGTCATTACCTATGCAGAGTTTGATGACGGATCCGCTATGGTTACAGTATGGAATGGTAAGATGAAGCGTAGCATAGAGTTATATGTAAATACAAAAACTAATAAATTACATCTAACTGGTAGTGATATTGAAGTTGATTCTTATACACTTGCTATTATATTTGGAACTCTATTCCTATCCAATATCACAGCGACAGCAAATTAGCGTATTTTACAAAGATTAGAATGACACGAAAGGAGATTGATATTTTATGGGTGTCAAAGAATTAGCAAAGGGAGGAGTTGCAGTAGTAAAACGTAACTCTCCTGGTATTTTACTAACTGTTGGATTAGTTGGTATGGGATTTATGGCATATCGTATTACGAAAGATACTAGAAAGTATGACCGATTACGCGAAAAGAAGAAAGAGGAACTTAACGTTGATATTCTCCCAGTAAAGGAAGAAGTCAAGGTGGTAATAGATGCTTATAAAGTTCCTATTATTCTTGGAGCATCATCCGCAGCTTGTATTATTATGTCTACGCATATTAATAATCAGCGCGTTAAGTTATTAGCTGGTGGTTTGCAAGCGTTAAACACAGCATATTTGAACAACAAGGAATTTTTAAATGAATATTCCACAGCGGTAAAGGCAAAATTGGGAGATAAAAAAGAAGAGCAAATCAGAACAGCTATTTCCCAATCTAAGGTCGATAAATTTGATGTGAACAATCAAGTATTTGATACGGGGTATGGAGATACGTTATTCCAAGACTCATGGACTGGTATTAGATTTATATCCTCGACTCAAGCGATCGCGGATGGGTTCTCTGTATTCTCAGATGATTTAAAGAACGACTTATCCGGCGAGTTAACATTGGCTGACTTATACGATCGTCTGCATATTAACTTACGCCAAACGCCTAAGAACATGGAGTATTTCGGATTCAAGCTTGAGAGTTGTAGCATGAAACGAAACTTTGGTGAGAAGCTTGTACCATATTCATTTACGTCTACATTTGACCAAAGAATTGGCAAGCCAGTAGCTGTGTTAGAGTATTCACCAGAATATTTAGACGGCTCTGGTACTTACGTAAATTATTAGTATATTTAGACCCTCTAGAATGCGTTTTAAGGCCATTTTTAGCGCGTTTTAGAGGGATTGTGCATATGGGATGAGGTATTTACCATTTATATTCTAAACGCCTCTAGAAATGCACGTATCGCATTCGCGAATTTTACAAGTCATATAATAGGACAAAAGGTCCAAAAAGGAGAAAATATCATGAACGAAACATTAGACACAGTAGTAGAAACAGCAGAGGAAGTAGCAACAGAAGTTACACAGGCTCACAGCAAGAAGGTATTATTAGTTGTATTGGGAATTGCCGCAACAGCAATTATCGGTACAGTATGGTACAAGAAGCATAAGGCAAACAAAGTAGCAAAGATGCTATCCGTTGCAGAAGCAGAAGTTGAAAATGTAGTAAATGAGGTTACCGAAGAACCAAAGTCAGAAGACGAAGAGTAGAATCACATCTACTCTTTTTCTTGTCACTTTTAGGAGGATGATATTTTATGGACAAGATTGAGCCATCAACGTTTTATAAATTATACGTAAAACGTAAAAGTACAACCAACCGAAATTATGAGGTAACATTCAACAAAGCCTTATATATTAGCGGTGTATGGTATATTCGGTTATACTACAAACAAAACGATGTAAGAATTACAACCGGGGAAACTGGTTTTGAATATCGACCTTTAGATAGTATGTTTGAAGTAGTTCGATATGAGAAGGAGGAAATACAGGATGAAGATTGAAGTTAAAACAGACACTGTTAAGATAGGTCTTGGTTTAGGTGCATATTTATTAGTAGACCGTGGTGTGAATACTATCATCAAAGAAGCAGTAGGTGATACATCACATCATAGCTTACTAACCAAACTATCTATTTTTATGGCGAAAGCTACTATATCCGGGATGGCAGCTGAGTATGCATACAATAAGATATCTAAGCGAAACTTTAATAGCGATGTAGATAAAGCTATGGACTTATTAGAAGAGGAAGTTAAGTCAATGAAAGCGAAGTATGATATTGTATGAACAAAAACACATTAAACAATCCGCATTTAGAAGAACCAAAAAATACTGGGAAGAAAGTAGAACCAGTTATTACCTATACTCCCAGTGAAGGAAAAAAGAGTGGTTGGGGACAATTCTTTACTGGTTTCTTTAAGAAAGATATTCCGCAAGTGGCAACGTATGTCGTAAAAGATATATTAGTTCCAGCTTTCAAAGATACCGTAGCAAAGATGGTTAAGAATTCAATTGATATGATGTTATTTGGGGAGACACGCTCTAGTACAAGTAGATATTCTGGATTGGGATCTAGTAATTCATACTCAGCATATTATCAAGAGCGTGATATTCGTCCTATGGAACCGGTTAGAGTTATGCCAGAGGGCGAAGTTCGATATTTACCATTACGTAGTGAAGAAGACGTAAAGAAAGTCTTATTTACATTACGTGAATGTTTCGAGCGTTATGGGCAGATATCCAAAGGTGATTATTATGATGCTATTCACGTTAGAGCTGAATTTACAGACTATAATTGGGGCTGGAGAACACTTAGAGGCATTGACTATATTGAAGAAGCTCCAGACCGTTGGGTAATTATATTCCCACGTGCAGAACAGATTAAGAAATAGGAAGGAAAGATAAAATGTTTGACAATTTAAAACTAGGAATTAAAGAAGGAACTCGTAGTGTAGTAAGTTACTGCAAGAACAACGAGCCAAAGTTATTATTAGGTTTAGGATTAGTATGCTTGGGTGCTGGTACTATTTTAGCATGCCGAGCTACATTAAAAGCAAACGAAACATTAAAGGAGGCAAAAGATGTTGCGAGCAATATTCGAAATGATATCACAAGTGATTCGGAGCGTAATAAGGCTTTAACGAATCATTATTTTAAGACTACATTATCAGTAGCAAAGACTTATGCATTACCAGTAGCATTGGAAGGATTAGCAGTAGCTTGTATTTTACGCTCAAATGCTGTATTAACTAAGCGTGCTGCTCAAGCCATTATCGCTGCAAATGGATTTAAAGCTGCTTTAGACGCATATCGTGAACGTGTAAAGGCTGCTGTAGGAGAGGAAAAGGAGCATGAAATCTTTTATGATGTGCAAACCGTCGAAGTTGCCGAAACGTATTTGGATAAAAATGGAAATGAAAAGACTAAAGTTACAAAACGTAAAGTTTCTAAGTTGGATATTTCAAAAACTGTAGACCGTCGTTGGGGTGATTCTGAATATTGTCCTAATGGTAGTGCTTATGGAAACCTAACAGATAGCGAAATCTTAGACCATATTGACGTGTTAAAGAGACACCTTAATATTGCAGCTCAACAGTTACGTTATTCAAATGATGGTACACTATCCTTGAATGATATTTATGAGTTGATGGGTTATGCGAAGACAGAATGGGGTCAAAGCTTATATTATGTGTATGATATTAAGAACAACCCTAATGGATTCATCGACTTAGGTATTAGTGACTATATTGACCACGGTGTACAAGGTTGGAAGGATGCTTATGCTAAATTTGGAGAACCTATTCTTAAGTTCAATACCGACCGTTGTGGTTTAGGTAACTATGAGAACTTATATTTAGCAGCACCTAGTGGACGTACACCTAGATGTGGTATGGATAGTGGAGCAGAAAATATTGACGCTATCTGAATGGAATATTTAGAATTACAGGACTCTGGTAGTAATATGACACTATCGGAGTTCTTATATTCTAAAGGAATAGGAGACGAAAGATGAAGAAGACTATATTTGTAGTTATGGTCACAGCTGCACTGGCGGGAGGTTGTGGTTATATTTTAGGGCGTTGGTCTAGAGATAAGGAATGCGAGGAAGAAGTTAAGAATGTTCGAAAGAAGTACTCAGACTTATATTCTGATGCTTTAGATAAGTTTAGTAAGAAGGAGCAGGAATTTGCTGATGTTATCAATGAACGCGCTTATTATAAGTCAACAATTGATATTAATAAACCTGATATCACTGAGTATATTAAGAAGTACCGAGGTGAGGAATCAGAAGAAAGCGTTGAAGAAGTATCAGAGGTTAAAGACCCAAGACCAAGTGTTGTAGAAACTATATTAGAAAGTAATTCTACCATCTCAGACGATATTAGTGATGAGGAAGCGATGGAAGAAATAGAGGAACAAGAATCAGCCGAAGATTATATTCCGAAAGAAGTCGCTCCTTTATATCCTGACGATGGGGATACTCCTTTTATAATTACTGAAGAAGAAAGTGGAACTACTGGTTATACTGAAGTGTATGCTACTCTTTACGCTGATGATTATCTAGTAGAAGACCACACAGCAGAAGAGATTGATATTGATGTTACTATCGGTATTGATACTCTTGATATTATTCGTAGTTCTGATTCAGACTACATCTTTGTTCGAAATCCTAAGTTAAGTATTGACTATGGAGTTACAACAACTAGTGAAAACTGGACAGATGTAGCAAAAGAACACTATGACGAATGAGTTGATCTGGAATGATCAGCATGAGAATTATTTCGAATACTTAAGAAGTTTTACCGTGGACGAAAACCACGTAGACTATGTTGAATTGCTAAGAGAACTGTACACGACTCCATTTTACTGGAAGCTCAGAAACGATGAGAACAGGGCTAATGATGGGGTCAATCTTCGTTATCGTTATGAAGACGAAACAGGACATGATATTTCTAATCTCTACGGAATGCAGTGTTCCATGTTAGAGTTCTTAGTAGCACTAGCTTATCGAATTGAAAATGATATTATGTGGGACCCTGACGAGGGTAATCGTACTTCATACTGGTTTTGGCTGATGGTTAAAAACCTCGGCCTTGAGGGTATGAGAGACGGTGTATTTGGACCGGATTCATCCATGAATGTACGTCATCGCTGCGATGTCTTTATGAGTAGAGAGTATTGGCGAGATGGCTTTGGCGGTATATTCCCATTAAAGTATTCAAATGTTGATCAAAAAAGAGTAGAAATTTGGTATCAAATGCATTCATATTTGCAGGAAAACTATCCTATTTAGGAATGGTTTAATGGCTTAAAAAGTACTACTTTTCATATATTTTTTAGCCTGTTTTGAGATCAGGATACTTCTCAATATACTTGTGATTATACTTGTTGTTTTTATGTGAAAAATTTAAAAACAACAACTTTTTGAGAAGTATATTTGGTTTTTGGAGGGTTGAAAAGTGCAATATACTTCTACCAAAACAACAACTTTTGTTGTTTTTTAGCCAAAACTTGTTGTTTTTAAAAATGAAAACAACAACTTTTTTGAGAAGTATATTTGAAAAAGTAGCGTTTTTTGGGCTAAAAAGGCCGTTTTTGGGGTGTTTTTGGACGTTTTTGGCACTTTTTTGCAATATACTTGTTGTTTTGTTAAAAAAAGTATAAACTTAAATTAAAAATTAAAAAATTTATATATATAGTAAATACCACGAAAAAAACAACAAAACAACAACTAAGTATGTTTTGTGTCAAAAATTGGGTAAAAAGGAGGTTTATTATGACATGTTGGATTTTCTAATTATTAGCGTGTCCGACCTTAAAAAAGACGGTATTGAAATCAAACCTAAATTTAGAGTCACTCGTTCGAAAGACTTGATGATTAAGGGTGGTGATTTTTATGCAGTTTATAATGAGTCGACTGGGTTTTGGACAACTGATCAAGACGATTTAATTCGCATGATTGATAAAGAATTACAAAAGAAAGAACTGGAAGTACGACAAACGACAAACAAGGATATTATTGTACGTTGGATGTGGGACTCTGATTCAGGTTCGATTGATAGATGGCTTAAGTATTGTCAGAAGCAAATGAGAGATAATTATCATACACTTGATTCTAAGATTGCTTTTGCTAATGATGAGATTATTAAAGAGTTATATGTTACAAAACAATTACCATATGCACTTGAAGAAGGTAGTATGGATAATTGGGAAGAGTTGATGAGTGTATTATATGCTAAGTCTGAATTCGATAAAATCAGATGGTTCCTTGGTGCTATAGCAACTGGTGATTCAAGATGGATTCAAAAGTTTGTAGTACTCTATGGAGCAAGTGGTACGGGTAAGTCAACATTGATTAATATTATTCAAGAGATGTTTGATGGTTATTGGGGAGTATTCAATGCCAAGGCAATTGGTTCTGGTAAGGATGCTTTTGCACTTGAGACATTAAAGTCTAATCCACTTATTGCAATCGAGCATGATGGTGATTTATCCAAGATTGAGGATAATACTAGATTCAACTCATTAACTGCTCATGAAACTATTACGGTGAATGAGAAACATAAATCTTTATATTCTATGAGATTCGAATCGTTCTTAATTATTGGTACTAACAAACCAGTTAAGATTACAGATGCTAAGTCTGGTATTATTCGACGCTTGATTGATATTTCCCCAACGGGTAATATTGTTTCGTTCAATCAGTATAATCGTTTAATGGATGGTATTCGATTCGAGTATGGTCATATTATCAATGATTGTGTTAATTTTTATAACGACAATAAGGAAATGTATAATCATTACGTTCCGATGCATATGATTGATGCGACTAACGATTTCTATAACTTCATCGCTGATAACTATACATATTTCAACGGAAGTAAAACTGTTACATTGAATGATGCTTGGGGGTTGTATAAATTCTGGGTTGAAGATTCTAGGGTTGCATATGTTCTTAACAAGAGAGTATTTAAGGATGAGCTTAAAAACTATTTTGAAGACTTCCAAGATAGATATGCTGGTGAGTACAATGTGTACATCAACTTTATATCTGAAAAGTTTGTTAGAACGGTTGTCGATGAAAATGCAATACCGGAAGTTAATGATAAATGGTTGGTAATGAAGAAGCGAACTTCATTATTTGACAAAGAGTTTGCCGACATGCCAGCTCAGAAAGAAATCGTATTTAAAAACGGAACCTATGGGCTAGGTAGAAAATGGGCAAACAATAAACGCAAGTTGCGTGATATTGATACTAGGGAGGTTCATTATGTTAAAGTGCCATCTAATCTTATTGTTGTTGACTTTGATATCAAAGATGGATCTGGAAATAAGAATAGAGATTTAAATTTAGAAGCCGCTAACAAGTGGCCAAAGACATATGCTGAATTTAGCAAGTCTGGTGCGGGCATTCATCTTCACTATTTGTATAATGGGGATGTGAGTAGATTAGCTAATCGATATTCAGATGATGTTGAGATTAAAGTATTTACTGGAGATGCGTCATTACGTCGTAAAGTTTCGTTATGTAATGATATTCCAATTGCCACTATTTCTAGTGGACTACCTTTGAAGGAGGTTGATACGGTGATTAACTGGGAAGGTATTAAGACTGAAGTTGGTCTTAGAAAATTTATTGCAAAATGTTTGAACAAGGAACATCACGGAGCGACAGCACCAGAGATGGACTTTATTTATTCAACGGTTGAGAATGCTTATAACTCTGGATTGATTTATGATATTAGTGATTTACACTCAACCATATTGGCATTTGCTATGCAAAGTACTAATCAAAGTGATAAGTGTGTCAAGTTGGTTAGTAAGATGCATTTTATGTCAGACAAGGAGAATGATATTCTACCAGTAGAGCCAACAGAAAACGATGACTTGTATTTCTATGATATCGAGTCATTCCCTAATCTGTTTGTTGTTGCTTATAAGAAGTACACAGACTCTAAACCGACATATTTCATCAACCCGTCACGTAATGATGTGGCGTTCTTACTAAATCAGAAGCTCGTTGGATTTAACAATCGAAGTTATGATAATCATATGCTGTATGCTCATATTATTGCGGGATATACCATTGAAGATTTATATCACTTGTCTAAGAAGATTATTGCTAATGAGTCAAACTGTAAATTCAGAGAAGCTTACAATATTTCATACACTGATATTTATGATTACTCATCTACTAAACAGAGTTTGAAGAAGTGGGAAATCGAATTAGGTATTACTCACCTTGAAAATCATTATGATTGGGACCAACCAGTTCCTGAGGATAAGTGGGTTGAGATTGCTGAATATTGTGCAAACGATGTTATGGCAACCCAAAGTGTATTTGATGCTACTTCGGATGATTTCTTGGCTAGAAAGATTTTAGTAACAGCGGCTAACAAACTATGTCCAAGTATTATTTCAACGCCAAACGATACCACAAACACATTGACTACTAGAATCATTTTCAGAGGAGTTAAGGATACTAAGTCTGATTTAGTATATACTGACTTATCCGAAGAGTTCCCTGGATATTCTTATGAGAGAGGTCTAGACAACAAATTTCATAACATGTACATGGGTGAAGATGTCGGTAAAGGTGGCTATGTATTCTCGAAACCGGGTCAGTATACTAACGTAGCGTTATTAGACGTTGCATCTATGCATCCACATAGTATTAAGGCTTTAAACTTATTTGGTAAGTATACTAAGAACTTTACTGATTTGATGGATGCTCGTATTTATGTGAAGCATAAGGATATTGCAAACGCTAAACGAGTAATGGATAGTGCGTTAGCAGACTTTATTCCAGATGATTTAAGTGATGCTGATGCAAAGAATATTTCTACAGCGTTGAAGATTGCTATCAACTCTGTATACGGTTTGACTAGTGCTGGATTCGATAATCCGTTTAGAGATCCACGAAACGTTAACAATATTGTTGCTTTACGTGGTGCTTTATTTATGGTTACATTGAAACATAAGGTTGCTGAACTTGGTTATACTATTGCTCATATTAAGACTGACTCTATTAAGATTCCTAACGCCGATAAATTCATCATTGAGTATATTATGGATTTCGGTAAGGCCTATGGTTATACTTTCGAACATGAAGCTACATTTTCTAAGTATTGCTTGGTCAATGATGCAGTATATGTTTGTAAGGTCAAGGAAGGCAAAGAAAACGGGGCCGGTCCCGGCGAGTGGTCTGCTACTGGAACGCAGTTCAAGATTCCATATACCTTTAAGAAGTTATTTTCAAAAGAACCAATCTTGTTCGATGATTTATGTGTAACAAAGAGTGTTAAAGAAGGAACTTTATATTTAGACAAGAACGAGAATTTACCGGAAGGTGAACATGATTATCGTTTTGTCGGTAAAGTTGGACGTTTTTCACCAATTAAGCCTGGATGCGGTGGCGGAGAATTATACCGTATCAAAGATGGTAAATATTATGCAGCACCTGGTACCAAAGGATATCGATGGTTAGAATCTTCAACGATTGCTAATGGGCAAGCTGAAGACATTATTGATATTCGCTATTTTGATGAAATGGCTGATGAGGCTATTGCCGAAATTAGTAAGTATGGTGACTTCTATGAGTTTATTTCTGATACAGAGTTACCAGAGATAAATTCCAACGTTGAAACATTTTAATAAAAAGGAGAAAGAAAGATGAAAAGTTTAGTTATTGCTAATAATGCACGTATTATGATTGGACCACGTTTTAGAAATTTCAGTGGTAGAAGAACTCAGTGGGACCCTATTGATGATGGTCGTACTGTATTTAACAGAACATTCTGTGTTGAATTACATGAAAATCCTGACTATAGTTATGGTAATGAAGAATTACGTATTCAAGACCTAATTGAAGATGGATGGAATGTATATCGTATTGAACCAAAGGATGAAGGCGGAGAGCCTTTATATATGCTCCGTGTTAAAGTTACATTTGGTCAGTACCCACCAGCAATCAAGATGACTACACCTAGTGGCGAAGTTGATTTAACAGAAGAAACTATTTCTGAACTAGATAGAAGTGAGATTCTTAATGCTAGAATGGTTATTCGTCCATACGAGTATAAGCGTGGTAAGATTGCGGCTTATTTAAAGACTCTATATTTAGCTGTATCAGACAAGAAGTTTGGTGGAGCTATTTTAGAAGACTTCGATGGCTACGAATTCGAATAAAGAATTATTTTACCGACTTAAGTTGGATTTGTTTGATGAGGGGTCTAACCACCCCTCTTATATTTGTGAGGACCCAATGAAACTATTTCCACATCAAGAAGAATCATTATCTAAAATCAAGAATGGCAATATTGTAGTTGGTGGTGTCGGATCTGGCAAATCCATACTTACTATTGCTTATTATTGGACAAAAATTTTAGGTGGTGATTTACACAATCTATCAAAACCTATTAAGAATGCCACTAAGTTATATATTATCACAACCGCCATGAAGCGAAATTTGAAGGAGTGGGACAAAGAGCTTCTCAAATTTTATTTGGATGTAGAACATTCGGAAGCGAATCCAAATAAAATCGAAATCGTAATTGATTCTTGGAACAACGTTAAAAAGTATAAAGAGGTGAAAGATGCTTTCTTTATATTTGACGAAGACAAGGTTACTGGTTACGGTGTATGGGCTAAAAGTTTTATTACTATTTCCAAACACAACCAATGGGTTATTGCTACTGCTACCCCTGGTGATAAATGGGAAGACTATATTCCAGTGTTTATTGCTAATGGTTTCTTTAGAAACAAAACTCATTTTATGGAGGAGCATTGTTTAATGTCTAGATTTTCTACTTATCCTAAGATAGAGAAGTATTTAAAGACCGTTAAACTTGCTGAGTATAGAGATGCTATAACTGTAACGGTAAATTACAAACCACCAGCAGAGTTACATCATATCTATGAACGTGTTGGGTATGATAAATCCGAATACATGAAGGTTATGAAGTTCAGAGTTAACCCATTTACTAGTGAACCGATTAAGAACATATCTGAATTGTGTTTTACTGTTCGTAAGATTAATAATTCTGACAACAGTCGTATTTTTAGACTTAAGCGTTTGGTGATGGAGCACCCTAAAGTTATAATCTTTTACAACTACAACTATGAACTTGATATTCTTAAGGAATCACTAACTTCTTTGGAAGTACCATTTACTGAATGGAATGGTCATTTACATGAAGACATATTGGTTGGTGACCAATGGGCATATTTAGTTAACTATTCATCAGCTGCAGAAGGCTGGAATTGTATCACTACAGATACAATAATTTTCTATTCTGATAATTATTCATATAAAATCATGACTCAAGCGGCCGGTCGTATAAATCGTTTGAATACACCATATGATCATTTATATTACTATCACTTGGTAAGCGACTCTCCGATTGACAGAAGTATTAGAAACACGTTAATTCGAAAGAAAAAATTTAATGAGGCTACGTTCTTGAAGAAGCAAAACATACATTTTGGGTAATTTTTGATTCGCGTAGAAAACATCGCGTATAATAGAAGAGAAGGATAGAATAAGCGTTTTTAAACGCACCTTCCCTTTTAATTTTTGTGAGGTGTTATTTTATGCGGGAAAATAGTTACCAACGTAAGCTGATTAAAAAGTTAGAAAAAGAATTTCCAGGTTGCATGGTTCTAAAGAATGATGCAAACTATATTCAAGGCGTACCTGACTTATTAATTTTACACAATGACAAGTGGGCGGCACTTGAATGTAAACGTTCTGAGACAGCAAGTCACAGACCAAATCAGGATTTATATGTGGACAAGATGAATGACATGTCTTACGCTGCTTTTATTTATCCTGAAAACGAGAAGGAGATATTTGATGATTTACAATCAGCATTTACAGTTAAATGGTAAGCACGCATTTCTTGGTGCAAGTACTTATCGATGGTTAAATTACGATGAGAATCGTTTATTAGAATCATATGCTAATTCTAAAGCACAAGAAATTGGGACAGCACTACATGATATTGCGGCATCTTTGATTAATCACAAGATGAAGTTGTCTCATACATCAAAAGACAAGAAGTGGGTTAACTATTTATTGAACCAAAAGGGTTATTCAAACAAGTTCTTTGACATTGATCGTATTTACGATAATTTGGCAAATTACGTTAATGACGCAATTGGTTTTATGATGGACCCTGAGATTCTTTTATACTATAGTGATATTTGTTTCGGCACAACCGATGCAATTCGCTATGATGAAAGAACTAACACTTTACGTATTTCTGATTTGAAGACTGGTGTTTCTCCAGTTCATATGGATCAGTTAGAAGTATACGCCGCTTTGTTTTTATTGGAGTATGGTAAAGAACTAAACATAAATTTGTCGGACTTACGTATTGAGTTACGTATTTATCAAAACGGCGAAATTATGTATTTGGATACCGATAATCAAGAAATTGATTTACGGTCAACCATTTCTAACATAACCAAGATTATTATTAGTAGTGATAGGATTATTTCAGATTACGCGAAAGGATGATTATTGATATGGACGATAATTTAAAACATTATGGTATGCCACGACGCTCTGGTCGATATCCTTGGGGCTCTGGTGAGGACCCATATCAGTCCGAGCAAGACACATTTCTAAAAGACGTAACTGAATTACAAAAGAATGGGATGAGCGAAGTTGATATTGCCAAAAAGCACAATATGTCAACTACTGAACTTCGTTCTCGTATTTCTATCGCTAAAAATGAAGCTAAGAAGCGTGATTATTACGAAGCGATTAAATTAAGAAACAAAGGTATGAGTTATCAAGCAATCGCTGATAAATTAGGAATGCCAAACGAATCATCTGTTCGTTCATTATTAGCCCCATCTAGACAAGAGAAGTTGGAATCCATTTCTAAGACAGCTGATATTTTAAAGAAGAGCGTTGACGAAAAAGGTTATATTGATGTTGGACTTGGAGTCGAAACAACTATTGGAGTTAGTTCTACAAAAATGAACACTGCTATCAAAAAGTTGGAAGACGAGGGTTATATTATCACTAATATTCCAGTTGAACAACTTGGTACTGGTAAAAATACAACCGTTAAGGTTTTAATGAAAAAACCAGAAGGTGCTAGTGATTCTGATATTTCTCGAAAGGCATTTGCTTTAGCTGCTCAGAACAAAGACAAGATTTCCTTGCCAATGGGTTACATTGAGCATGAGACGGGTAAGACTAAATATGGTCTAGACCCAATTCAGAGTATTGACAAGAGCCGGGTTCTTATTCGTTATGCTGAAGATGGCGGTATTAAGAAGGACGGTGTTATTGAGTTAAGAAGAAATGTTGGTGATTTGGATTTAGGAGCATCAAGATATGCTCAGGTTCGTATTGGTGTTGACGGAACCCATTATTTAAAGGGAATGGCTATGTACACTGATCATATTCCAGATGGTTATGACGTTATTTTCAACACAAACAAACCAAAAGGAACGCCAATGTTAGGTCCTAAGGATAATACTGTATTAAAGCCAATGAAAAATGATCCTGATAATCCATTTGGTGCAGCTATTAAACCAGGTGGTCAGAAGGGTGCTATTAATATTGTAAACGAAGAAGGCGACTGGAACGAATGGTCTAAGACGTTATCTTCTCAGGTATTGTCTAAGCAGAGTCCGCAACTAGCCAAACGTCAGTTGGGCATAATTGCCGATCAACGCAAAGACGAATACAACGATATTATGCATATTGCAAATCCAACTATTCGCCGAAAGTTATTAGTTTCATTTGCTGACGGTTGTGATAAAGACGCAGTTGATTTAAAAGCTGCCGCTTTACCAAGACAGTCAACTCATGTTATTTTACCAATACCTAACATGAAGCCGAATGAGATATATGCACCTAAATACCAGAATGGCGAAGAGGTTGTTCTTATTCGATATCCTCATGCTGGACCATTTGAGATACCACGTCTTATTGTTAACAACAAACAGAAGGATGCTAGAAGACTTATTTTCAATGCAGCCGATGCTGTTGGTATTCATCCCTCAGTTGCTGAACGTTTATCTGGTGCGGATTTCGATGGTGATAGTGTAACGGTTATTCCGACTAAGAACCAAAAAATTAAAACTGCCAACGCCTTATCTGGACTTAAGGATTTTGAACCAAAAATTCAGTATGCCAAATACGATGGAATGCCTGAAGTAGGAGTTCCTAAGAAAAATGGCGGTGATGGATTTAACAAAGGTATGCAGATGGGTAGTGTATCCAATCTTATTACTGACATGGAATTACATGGTGCAGACGAAAAAGAATTGGCTAGAGCGGTAAGACATTCGATGGTCGTTATTGATGCAGAGAAGCACCAATTAAATTGGAAGCAATCTGAAATTGATAATGGTATAAAGGAACTGAAGAAAAAATATCAAGGTAGAGAAAATGCCGGAGCAAGTACTCTTATTTCTCGAGCTAAGGGAATGAAGAATATTGATGAACGTAAGGAATGGTTCTTATCTAACGACACTATAAATCCTGATGGTTCAAAGAAGTACAGAGAAACCAATCGTACATATACTAACAAGAATGGTAAAGAGGTTAAGTATATTCAAACCTCTAGCAAGATGGCCGAGACCGATGATGCATTTACTTTATCTTCTGGTACTCGTATGGAATCTATTTATGCAACGCATGCTAATGCTTTAAAGCAACTCGCAAATCAAGCTCGTAAGAGTGCGGTTATTTTAAAACCTGAGAAGCGTTCAAATTCCGCAAAAGAGATATATGCTAACGAGATTATTTCTGTTCGTAACAAGATAGGTGCTATATTATCCAACCGACCTTTGGAAAGACAAGCAATGCTTAAATCTAACGTTCGGTTATATCAAAAGATGAAAGATAATGATGCCAAATTATCCAAAGACCAGAAGTCTAAATTACGTAACCAATTATTAAATCAGGCTCGTGCCGAGGTTGGTTCTATTTCTAAGCGAGATAGAAATATAGATTTAACAGATAGAGAATGGGAAGCTATAATGGCAAACGCATTTTCTGGTAATGAGCTACATCAAATCGTAGAAAATATAGATTTGGATATTTTAAAGAAACATGCTACTCCTAGGGACGAACGAAGCATACCTGCTTCAAAGCAATCACTCATCAATAGCATGAATATGAACGGCTACTCGCTTGCTGAGATAGCTGATCGTGTGGGAGTCTCTCCATCTACGGTTCAAAAGTATATTTCTAGATGATTTTATTCTTGAATCATATTCAAATCATATCTTAATCATATTTCACGTCTTATTTTTACTATATTCAAGGAGCATATTTTATGGACATTTGGCTATCTACAACCGATAACCCATACAATCCAATAGAAGACTATGATGCTTGGAACACTTACGATACTCAGAAGGGTTACCATACACCTGAGTTCATAGACCGATTGCTAACAGCTAGAGGAGTCGACCTATCACAGGTCTCAGATGCTGATGAACGCTCCTACTTGGAGTCGTTGATTGATGATGTAGTTAAGAACACTAGGGCATACACGCCACTCATCACGTCAGACGAGACAATCAAGTACTGTAAGGTTACTAAGCCAGGCACTACTGGTTCGGACAGCACAGTCGAAGAGTCTTCGGTTGGTTCGTAACATACAAAAAGTTTTAAAAATTTATCAATTTTGTGTCAAAAAGTTGGAATTCTTCCAAATAACAATATAAAATGATATAAAATGATATAAATTTAGACCCCGGGGGAGGGGGTGTGTACATTGCAT